ATACGAAATTTGCATTTAATACAATTGAAATTCCTTTAGTAAATGCTAAGTTAGATGAAGAAAGTATATGTATTATACCAGTAGATGTTGGTGATTTGATAAATACATTCACACTTCGATATAAGTTATTTTATAAAGCTTCTATAAGTTCGGGACATTTTGGATCTGCCGGCTCGTATGATGATCCATTTACGCCTAACGTTGGTATACACGCAATAGATTACGCAGAACTTTATATTGGTGGAACTCTTATAGAAAAAATTACGAGTGATTGGATTTATTTATACCATAAATATAATACAGCTAAATACATTTTCATTGACTCCATTCTCTATCAAACTCAAGCTGCTAAGAGGCCTTATGGTTCCACATCCACGGTAGATAGTAATGGTATAACGCAACATATTTGGAACTTGAAACAAATGCATATAGATTTACCATTTTATTTTTATAAAAATTTACCAGCATCTATAATAACATGTAAACTGACTAAACAGGATTGTTATGTGAAAATCAAATTTAAACCCTTTGATAAATTGATACATCCATTCTTAAAACCATATACACTGGATACAAATATAGAGACAGCTTCTTTATTAACAAAATTTACCTTTTTAGATCGTGATGAATTAGACTTTTTGAAATCGAGACCAATTAACCAATTAATTACACAAACTAAATTACACCAACATGACATAATTAGAAAAAGTGGGGGTCATGATCATATGACGGAGATACCAATAAACCTGGCTAATCCAGTAAAAAATATATATTTTTTCACAATAAACAAATCACGATTGTCAGATTTTATACAAGCCTACCGACCTGTTGCACCATCTGTATTCGATTATCGCTACCAATATATGTTAACTACACCATTTGTGTCAGCGGGAATTAAAATCAATGGTAATTATATTTTTGATGATTCGTTTGTTAAATTAGTACATGAAAATTCGTTAATTAATTCCAGATCCTCACAATCTCAAGATATTTACGCGTCGACTCAAGAGGAAAGTGCATATATGGGTAACATTCGATCTGACGAATCTGGTAGTTATTCATTTGCATTGTACCCTTTAAACAATGAACCATCTGGTCATTTAAATTTCAGTCGTATAATTGATCAAAAATTTGTAATTAATCCAAAATTCACTTACGTCGTATCAAACCGCCAGCTTGAAATACCAGTCGGTGATACTCTTGAACTTAATATTCATTCTACGAGTTATAACATGATGGTATACTCGGGTGGATTATGTGGCTTAAAATACTAATGTCATAATAATATATGGCTGGTCGCGTCCAAATAATAACAAAAGGGCGTGCCAGTGACCTTTTACTAGATAATCCGTCATTTTCATTTTTTACCAAAAAATATAATAAATATACCAATTGGGCAAATGAAAATTTTAAAATAGATTTTGATAAGAAAATATATACAGGTGACTATATTGAGGTGACGATCCCAGCAAATTATGGTGATATTCTCAAGGGGATAACATTATCATTCAATTGTGATAAATCTAAAATATATGGTTTAATAGATGGTGTTGTTCCCTTCGGATATGGCTCGTCCGTTCCGGCAATGGGAGTCATTGAAAAATTCGGAATTTCTGTGATTGAATATGTAGAATTATTATTAGGAGATCAACTTATCGATAAGATAACCGGGGATGATATTTTTATTTATAATGAATTATACGTACCTGATTCGTATAAACAAAGTATAGATGTTATGCATGGTCCGAATTTCACAGGTGGAAATAGCGCGGCCGGATTCCGTGTACAAGGATGGTTAGATGGCCAGTACGGTAGTACAACGGGATATGGGAGCATCGATTCAGAATTTAGAATACAACTTCCATTCTATTTTCATAACCGCCCTAAAAATGGGTTTCCCTTATGTACAATTAATACACAAGAACTCAAAGTCCGAATAAAATTACGATCTTCGCAAGAAACTATTATCGTAGGAGCTACCTCTTATAGCTTCGACCCCTCGGCCGAAAAGAGACTTAAACGACAACTTGAAATGGAAAATTTTACAGTTAACCTTGATTTAGTACACTTAGATAAAACTGAACGATGTAAATTACAGTCTAAACCTATTAATCTATTAATAGAACAACATCAACATAACACATTTAGCATCGAACCACAATCTAAATTTGGTGAATTTAAATTGGATTTGAAAAATCCAGTAAAAGAGATGTATTTTATAGCAAAAAAGTACGAAAAATGGTCAGATGCACAGATATCACTACTAGATCAAATGCGTGGAGTTAGTAGCAGTGGTTACCCAGGTGGTCACGGACAATGGAAACTGAGTATATTAGGTAAAAAAAATGTTCCACTCATGTATTCAAAACAGAGCTTTGTAACTTTAACATGTGATGGAATATCAATTTTGAATGAAACTACGGGGAATAATTTATTCTTGTCAATAAATATACCAAATATATATCATAAACGCTCACCCATATTCCGTAATATAAGTGTATATAGTTTTGCTTTACAACCTGGTGAGTTAGATCCAAGTGGGCATTTAGATTTTAGTGTAATAAAAGATGCAATTTTGACGATGGAACTCGCATATGATGGAAGTCATACTAATTCAACTGGTATAGCACCAATATATTTCAGAAAACAGGTAATAATCGTTGCTAAAAGCTATAACATTATTCGTATCAATAATGGTATAGGTCAAATACTATTTTAATGACTCTATACAGATTTTCAATATCACCATGTGGAAGAATGATATTAAAAATATGTGAGCAATAGATAAGTATGAGTGAGGCTGCTAATATCGCCCTTAATGCTATTGGAATGCAGGATACACATCTCCTTTCTACCAAATCTAAAGATTCTTTATTTAATCCGTCCCATAAACATAATTCTGATTTTCGAAAGTATCATCGCACCCATACTGTTGATAATATTCAAAAAAATGAGTGGTGGCCATTCGGACACACAGTCAAGGTTGATTTCAATCCTAAAAATATGGGTGATCTTCTTACAAATATATGGGTAAAAATCGCATTACCAGAGTGGAGTATAAGTGAAGCGGGTGATTGGGCATATGGTAAGTTCGTGGGGAGAAGACTTATAAAAAATATAAGAATGCGTGTGGATGGGATAATTTTACAAGAAATTGATACTGAAATGATGGTAATTTTTGATCAATTATATAAAAGTTATGATCAAAAACTCGCATTAAATGCACAGTTTAACCTAAATAGATATCATACCAATAGACATCCGATAGAAATTGATCTAGACGCACAAAAGAATATTTTTATTCATATACCATTCTTTTTTACACAAAACTATGGAGGAGACGCATACGACGAAAATAAACAAAATAAGCCTCCATTTCCCGTATGTAGTATACATAAACAAAAAATTCAATTTGAGATTGAATTTCATAAACCTAGTTATTTTGTATACACAAATCTTACGAATAATAGAATTTTACCCTCGAAAATGATCGATCATTTTCAAATTGTTACAGAAGAAGTTACATTATCTAATGAAGAACGTTTGTATTACAAAACGAAGCCTATAGAAATAACTACTGAATTTACTAAAAAACATAGTTCCAGAGATATAAATGTAATTGACGATAAAACATTTAGTATAATTTTAGAACCAACTATACCCGTAAAGATGTTTCATTGGTTTTTTAGACCAAAATATTTCGAAGCTGATGGTAATTATAATAGACTTTTGGTAGATTATAGAATGTTTTTTAAAACGGCACATTTCATGATCCATAGAAGACAAATTAACATACTAAAGAGTGCGTATTTTACACTAAATGGTGAAAGATTTCCACGAGTAACGAAAATTGATTCAGAATATTTTAAACGATTCGTACCCTATACATCAAAATTATCTGAAAGTGGTCTATCACCAACTTTACAGGGTAGTGATTCTGTAGGTGGTGTGGGACAGGATAAATTAACACAGACCATGATGCGTCAATTGGGTGAATCTGATATATTCTCTTATAATTTTGCCGTATATCC